TGTTTCCATCTCTTCGTCCCAGCGAAACCGTCACCCTTGACGAGATCATCGGAGGTGCCCAATGAGAGAAATCCTTTTCAAAGCCAAGCGGTGGAGCGATGGAAAATGGGTATATGGAGACCTGAATCAGCTCCAAGATAGCACCATTATCCACTGGTATAACAACGGGTGCCGAGTGGCTGATGAGGTCGACCCCTCCACGGTCTGCCAGTGGACGGGGCTCATTGATAGGGACGGTACGAAGGTGTTTGAGGGGGACAGGCTGTTTGACCCACATGAAAAAAGAACTTTTGTGGTGGAGTACGATCCACTTGAAGCCGGGTTCACCTTGGAAAGCAATGATGGACGGTATGTAGATTTTAACCGTGTGCCGTATAGTAAGATCATCGGCAACATCCACGACGGGGAGGGCGGACAGCATGAGGGGGCAGAGCATGACTGAAACCGAAGTAATCTCCATTGATCGTCACGGCCAGCGGAAGGAGTATCCGTCAATCAAATTTGCAGCAGAGGATGTTGGTGTTCGCCCCTGCCAGATTTCTACCGCCTGCGTTACCGCCCACCGCTGCGCGGGACGGTATTGGATCAAAAAGGAGGATATGGATGGGTGAGTTCCCGGAAAGGCTGAGAAGGCTTAGGGAGAGAAACAGACTGAGCAGATATAGGCTTTCTGAGCTGTGTGGGATATCGTCTGACCAAATCAGAAGATATGAACTTGGGAACAGAAAACCAGGGACGGACGCTCTGGAGGCAATAGCTGATTATTTTGAAGTGTCAACAGATTACTTACTTGGACGAACAGACTATCCATGCGTAGTTAAACCTTTATCGTCTCATAAGAAAAATTGAAAATTCCTCCTTTTTGAGGAATTGCCAGTTGAACTTATGCGACAATGGAGCATGAGGGAGTGACATCCCCATGCTCCTTCTTTTCCTCCCCTTTCGGGCTGTGACCAACCACGGCCCAAAGGCCAACCCACTCCCCCGGCGGGGTATCTAGTAAGCGGATATTAAACGGAAAGGAGAGCCTCTCTTGTACGTTTCCTGCCGGGGGACTCCCTTCACGTTAACCTGCTCCAGAGTTTCGCAATCGAAGCCGACATGCGGAGCAGATAACGACTGAGCGGTGCTGGAATAGGTAGACAGTAAACAAGGCAACGAGGGCGGACGAAATGTACTGCCACCTTATTGACGAGTAAGGCCGTCTCTCCGATCGCAGTTGCGCTATGCCGGGTGCAAATCCCGGCCCGCTCAAACAATATACGGGTGTAGCTCAATGGAGAGCGCCGGTCTCCAAAACCGGAGGTTGGGGGAACAGAACCTTCCACCCGTGCCAATCCCTGCATGACAACGGTCTTGGTCCATATCACCTGAACAGGCGATGGCGGCTTGCAACGCAGCAGGGAATATATGCCGCAGCACGATACAGCCCGCAAATCAGGGCCGGAGGGTCGCGCCCTCCATGCGGCGCCAAATAGGGCGTGCCCGCCTCGCTGAAATGATGGGAGGGTTGGGTACGGGGAATTTTTGATTGAGGTGGTGACATGGCTGCACGGCTGACGGATAAGCAGAAAAAGAAAATAGTGGCTGACTATCTGGAGACCGGCAGCTATCGCGCTACAGCAAGGAAAAACCGTATTGCAGATGGGACGGTAAAGAGAATTGTTCTTGAATGTAGCGATATTGAGCAAAAAGTAGCACAGAAAAAAGAAGAAAACACTGCTGACATTCTCGCTTACATGGAGAGCCAGAAGGGGCTTGTGTGCGAAATCATCGGAAAGGGCCTTGCCGCGCTCAACGATCCTGAAAAGCTGGCGGAGGCCACACCTGCGCAGATCACGACGGCCCTGGGGACGCTGATCGACAAGTGGACGGACATCAAGGGTGAGGGGAAAGAGGACAAGGTGCAGGTGATTATAGATGTCTGAAGTGCGCTTATCTACTGTACTTGGCCCCGCATTTCATTTGCTGGCCCGTGATGTATTCCGACACAGACACACTCACTATGACTTATCCGGCGGGCGTGGGTCTCTGAAATCTTCCTGCGTGTCCCTGCTTGTGCCGTTAATTCTACTAACCAACCCTAATACCCACGCCTTAGTGCTCCGCAAGGTCGGAAATACTTTGCGAGATAGCGTATATGCTCAATACCTGTGGGCGATTAGTGAACTTGGCATGGCTGATTGCTGGATAGCCAAGGTGCAGCCGTTGGAACTTGTATATAAGCCGACTGGGCAAAAGATTATGTTTCGTGGCGCTGATGACCCCATGAAGATCAAGTCTATCAAGGTGCCTTTCGGATATATCGCCGTCACCCACTTTGAGGAAAAGGATCAGTTTGCAGGGCGGGCGGAAATCCGAACCATTCTTCAATCCACAATGCGTGGCGGCTCTAAGTTCTGGAACTTCGAGAGCTACAACCCGCCGATCAGCCGGGACAACTGGGCAAACAAAGATAGCCTTGAAGAGAGAGCGGACAGGCTGTGTCATAAATCCACATACTTGGAAGCCCCGCCAGAGTGGTTGGGGGAACAGTTCCTGCGAGAAGCGGAATACCTCAAAGAAACGGACGAGCGGGCATATCAGCATGAATATCTCGGGATTCCGGTTGGTACGGGCGGGAATGTCTTTGAAAATATCGACGTTCGAGAGCTGACAGACGAAGAAGTTTCCGCATTTGACCGGATTTGCAACGGCGTGGACTGGGGATATTTCCCGGACCCGTGGGCATTCAATCGCTGCCATTATGACGCGGCACGGCGTGTGCTGTATATCTTCGATGAGCTGACTCGAAACAAGATGGGCAACCAAGAAACGGCAAATCTACTCCTTGAAAAGGGCTTGACCAGAGAGGACCGCATTGTTGCAGACAGCGCGGAGCCGAAAAGTGTAGCGGACTATAAGAAATTCGGCCTGCACTGCACGGGTGCTATTAAAGGGCCTGGAAGTGTGGAGTATTCCATGAAGTGGCTGCAATCCCTGAAATCTATTGTGATTGACCCAAAGCGCTGTCCGGATACCTGCGAGGAGTTTATGGAATACGAATACGAGCGGACGAAAGACGGCGACATTATCAGCGGATATCCTGATAGAGACAACCACCATATTGACGCCGTCCGCTATGCTACGGAGCCAATCTGGAGACGGCCTGGGCAACAGGCAAAAAATACTTACATACCTCTTTATGCACGGAGGTGAGATGTTGAGGACATATCAAGACCTGCTGGCGGTGGGTGAGAACGAAAAAGACCGCATGGAATTCGTGCGGGGAGCCGTTCAGGACCATACTTCCAGCGATGATTATAAGATTGCCGCTGCTGCGGAGGCGTACTATGCAAAGCACAACCTGACCATTGAGAAGTTCCAGAAATTCCTGTACAAAGCCAACGGGCAGGCTTATCCTGATCTGTTTTCTGCGAACTACAAGCTAAAAACCCTGTTTTTTCGGCGGTTTGTCATTCAGCAGGTGCAGTATGTGCTTTCTAATGGCGTTACCTTCGAGCAGGATGGCACGAAAGAGCGGCTTGGAGAGACATTTGATAGCAGACTGTCCCAAATGGCTAAGAAAGCCATGGTGGACAAGGTGGCGTTTGGCTTCTGGAACTATGACCATCTTGAAGTTTTTAGCTACGCTGATACTCCGAATGAGCCAGGATTTGTACCGCTGTACGACCAGGACGATGGTTTTCTAAAGGCCGGAATTCGCTATTGGAGCCTGGAAGAGACACAAACGAAACGTTATACCCTCTATGAGCTGGACGGATACACAGAGTACATCCAGCGTAAAGGCGAAGACATACAGGTAAGCCAAGACAAGCGCCCCTATCGGCAGACGATCCGCCGGTCAGAAGTGGACGGGGAAACTGTGGAGAGCGGCGACAATTACCCTGGATTTCCGATCATTCCCATGTATGCCAATGATCTTCGTCAAAGTGAGTTGGTTGGAATTCGGGAGTCCATTGACTGTTACGATTTCGTTAAGTCTGGGCTTGCCAACGAAATTGACGATTCCAGCGGCATTTACTGGGTTTTGAAAAACTCCGGCGGCATGGATGACGTAGACATCGCCCGGTTCCTCGATAGGATGCGGACATTGAGAGCCGCAACGGTGGACAGCGACGACGGAGGCGGGGCAGAGGCTCATACACTGGACGTTCCATACCAGGCGCGGGAGGCCATGCTTACAAGGCTGCGGAGTGACCTGTACGAGGATTTCCAGCTTGTGGACATGGATAAGATCATGAGCGGGAACCTGACCGCCACGGCCATCCGAATGGGATATCAAAGCCAAGACGATAAATGCGGAGATTTTGAGTATTACATCCGGGACTTTATCGGGAAGCTGCTGGCTTTGCTTGACATTGACGACACGCCGTCTTTCCAGTGGAACCGCATTGCAAACCAACTTGAAGAAACGCAGATGGTCATGACTGCGGCTACTTATTTGGACTCTGAAGCCATTCTCCGTCATTTGCCTTGGCTGACAAACGATGAGGTAGATGACATTTTGGAGCGGAAAGATGCCGAAGCAATGGACAGGCTGGGGGTGACGAATAATGCCAACAGACCTGGGGCACCAGTGGACGGATCAGGAACTGGAACGGCTGGAACGGAGAATAGCGAGGGTCTACTGGGAAGCCTGGGATGACCTTGAAAAAACAGTCATCGACTACTTTGAACGCTTCCAAGAACGGGACGAACAGATGAAAAAGCTGATCGGAACCGTTCAGAATGGTAAAACCTGGACAGAAGAAGATTACAAACAATGGAGATTGAACCAGATCGGGCGCGGAGAGCGATTTGACGATTTGGCCGTCAAGGTTGCGGAGCGGTACACCAAGGCCAATGAAACCGCAATCGCCTATGTGAATGATGATACGCCGTCTATTTACTCTCTGAATCGCAACTATGCCGCGTATACCATAGAACAAGTAGCTGGTGACGCAGGGTTTACACTGTGGGACGAACAGACCGTAAAGCGCTTGATCGTGGAAGAACCCGACCTGATGCCATATTACCCGCCTGAAAAGGCCGTAAAGCGAGGGATTGACCTGGCATGGGGAAAGAGACAAATCACTGCCTCTGTGACAAGTTCCATCTTGCGGGGCAGAAGTATCAAAGGGATTGCGGACGATTTGCAGAACCGCATATCGGATATGAACCGGACAAGCGCCATAAGAGCCGCAAGGACTGCCGTCACAGGCGCGGAAAACGCCGGGAGGATGGACAGCTATGTGGCGGCGGCTAAGATGGGGATCAAGGTTAGAAAACGGTGGATAGCGACTAAGGATAACAGGACCCGTCACAGTCACGCCATGCTGGACGGGAAAACCGTTGACTATGACAAGCCCTTTGTGTCTGACCTGGGGAGCGAAATGATGTTCCCGGGAGACCCGCAAGGCGCAAAGCCCGGTGATCTGTATAACTGCCGGTGCAGTATGCGGACTGTGGAAAAAGAGGGAACAGAGGCAGAGCCCCGCCAAATGCGAGTAAAAGGGCCTGATGGGCGGTATGTGCTTGTCAATGAAATGACCTATTCTGAATGGGAAGAGTGGGTGAAAAGCCGTGGCGAATAACAGCGAAATGCGAATTGACGTTGTAAACAACTCCGTCCAGGTGGGAGAAGCGTTTCGCGCGGCTTGCCTGCGGGCCTTGGAGCGCTGCGGGATGGAGGCGGAAGGGTATGCAAAGGACCTTGCCCCGGTTGACACTGGGCGGCTTAGAAACGGCATTTCACACGCAGTTTCTGAAGATGAAATGGCCGCTTACGTCGGGACGAACGTCGAATACGGCGTTTACCAGGAATTAGGCACCGGCATTTATGCGGAGGGCGGAGGCGGACGGCCCACACCGTGGGTGTACCAGGACGCACAAGGCAACTGGCATTGGACAAGGGGCAATCAAGCACACCCGTTTTTGAAACCGGCGGTTGCGGACCATGCCGGGACTTACAGGAATATCATAGAGGACGAACTGAAAAATGGATGAAAAAGCCTGGGCCATCATCAAGGCCATCATTGCCAAAGGAAACGACGCCGTTGTCCGGAAAAAGGGCGATGGGTACATCGTGCTGGAGGACAAGCGGGAGATTAAGTTTACAAAAGAAAACCGCCCCGGTTAGGGGGCGGAAGAAAGGCATTAGTCAACTAATATTTCACGAAATCTTTCTTTGTCATAGTGCACAAGAACCGTGCTTCCACCAGAGCGCAGAGAAACTTCATACCCATATCTGGATGGGACGAGCGATAGCGAGAGGGATTCGTTGCAATCAGCGAACTTGACTTCCCCGGACTTGTGCAATAAATCCCACAACTTGTTAAATCTCGTGTTGTTCATCTTCCTCTTATAAAATGCAACTCGCAGTTCAAGATGGTATAACATTCAAGGCATCCGTTTTGTGGGAATTGCCTGATGGGGGTACACAATACGATTTGTGGGATGCAGAAAGAAAATTTTTACTATTAGCGGGTGGGCGCCAAGAGACTTATAATACAAAAGATGTCCCAAATTACAGAAAAGATGATTTTTCTGGACTGCGAGCATGGTGTAATGACGCCCCATCACAAAGGCGAGATAATGCGATAGCCATTTTTTTGGAGCACATAGAAAAAAGATCCGCTCCCATATCAATGAGAAGAAATACAAGCAAGAACAGAGACAGCATTATGATTCGGCCAGATAAGGATACCGGCGCAAAGATACGAAGTGCGGCAGAACAGCGCGGAATTAGCGTGACGGAACTGATAATGACGGCGCTGAAACCGTATATCGAAGAAAAGTAAACACTAAACCCCGCTCTAATTGGTGAGCGGGAAGGGCCATTGGGGTCAACTTGTAAGGATTTCTTACAGGTTGGCCCCTTTTTTATTTGGTAAAACCCGCAAAGTACAGCGGTTTTTATATCACAGTCGCCCCGAAGAACCGGGCCGAAGAAAAGGAGACTGATTATGAGTTTAACCAGACGTGCCCTGAAAGCGATGGGCATCGACGAGGAAAAGATCGACGAGATCATTTCCATGCACAGCGAGACCGTGGACGGCCTGAAAGCGGACGTTGCGAAGTATAAGGCCGACGCAGAAGCCCTGCCCGAAGTACAGAAGCAGTTGGAAAAGGCGCAGGCGGATCTGGAAGCGGGAAAGAAAGACAGCTACAAGGTCAAGTATGAGGCCCTGAAAGAGGAATTCGAGGGCTACAAGACCGAGCAGACCAAAAAGGAGAGCCGCGCGGCCAAGGAAAAGGCATATCGGGCGCTCCTGCAAGAAGCCGGGGTAAGCGAGAAGCGCCTGGAATCCGTGTTGAAGGTCTCCGACGTGGACAGCGTGGAGCTGGACGACAAGGGGGCCATCAAGGGCGCTGACAAGCTCACAGAGAGCATCAAGAGCGAGTGGGCGGACTTTATTACTACCACGGAGACCAGGGGCGCGCAGACCTCCAATCCCCCGGCAAACAACAACAGCGGTGCAATGACAAAGGCCGACATCTACAAAAAGGATGACCATGGACGGTATGTTTTGTCCGCCGCAGAGCGTCAAAAGGCGCTCATGGAAAATCAAATTACTTGAAAGGACTGAATTGAATGGCAGCTACCAATGTTGAGAGCTTTACTACCCCTCGCGATTCGCTCCCCAATGTATATACCACCGTGACCGCCCGCGAGGTGGACTTTGTTACCCGGTTCAATGACAACTGGGAGGCCCTGCGGAACATCTTGGGCATTATGCGGCCTATCCGCAAGACGCCCGGCACTCAGCTGATCTCTTACACCGCAAGCGTGGATCTAGAGGATGGCGAAGTGGGCCCCGGCGAGGTAATCCCCTATTCCAAGACCACCATCGTACAGGCCAAGAAGGATGACATCACCATCCAGAAGTACGCCAAGGCTGTGCCCATTGAGGATGTGGACAAGTACGGCGCGGAGATCGCCGTGGAGAAGTCCGACGATGCGTTCCTGACTAAGCTCCAGAACGTGGTGCTGGGTGACTTCTACACCTTCCTGAACACCGGTTCTCTGGCCGGCACCGCTACCACCTGGCAGGCCGCTCTTGCCCAGGCTCAGGGCAAGGTGCTGGACAAGTTCGCTGGAATGGCAAAGGACGTGACTCAGGTCGTTGGCTTTGCCAATATTCTTGATGCTTACGACTACCTGGGCACTGCTGACATCACGGTGCAGACCCAGTTTGGAATCAACTACATCCAGAATTTCATGGGTTACTCCACGCTGTTCCTGCTGCCCGCCACGATCTCCGGCGGCTCTGGCATTGCCCGGAATACGGTTCTGGCGACTCCTGTGGAGAATATCGACCTGTACTACATCGATCCCGGCGACAGCGAGTTTGCCCGGCTGGGCCTGAACTACACCACTCAGGGTGAGACCAACCTGATCGGGTTCCACGCCCAGGGCAACTACTCCACCGCTGTGGGCGAGAGCTACGCCATTATGGGCATGAAGCTTTGGGCTGAATATCTGGATGGCATTGCCAAGATTACCGTATCGGCGGGGGGTTAATCGGGTCTGACACTTTAACGCTCTTCCCCAGCAGTCAGACCCTATTGGGGAAACAGGTATCTGAATTGGTCGGTGATGATCTGACAGTAAAAGCCGATGGTTCTGTAACTGGTACATTTCACTATGTGACTGGGTATTCCGAGTTCAGCAGTTTGCCAGGTGAAGATAGCGGCTATTACTTCCCCTTCCACCTGACCAAAACCGGGACCAATATGACCTTCAAGAAAAACGGAGAGACCACAAAGGACAAGATTGCCTTTGACCCGGACATTGTATTCCGGGTGACAAAGAATGACACCTTTGAGGTGCTTGTGGACGATGCCAGCGTTGTGACATTCAAATTCTCTGGGGTAACATTTGAACCGCAGGCAAAAGCAAAAACCAGATCGAGAAAGTGATAGGAGGGCGGCGTGATGCTTGAAACCGTTTTGATGTATCTGAACAACTGGTTCGCCGTGGGCCGGTATGACGATACATACATCATCGAGGACGGCGGCATTACGCTGCCTTTCCTCGCAAATGGGCAGTATTTTCGAATTGTGGGGAGCCTGTTCAACGATGGGGTTTATCAGTATCCGGCGGAGCTGACCGATGAGACGTTTACCGGCTCTGTGTGGGCGCTGGCCATTCCAAAAGCATTGTTATCCACGGTAGAGGAAATTACCGCCTGGACGGCCAAAAACGGGGATGGCGGGGCGTACACGTCGGAGAGTTTCGGCGGGTACAGCTATTCCAAGGCCACAAACTCAAAGGGCGTTGCCGTGGGCTGGAGGGACGTGTTTGCCGCCCAGCTTGCCCCCTGGAAGAAACCGGCGGGAAGCTGGCAGTATGCAAACCCGAACCCGCATATGACTCCGCCGGAGCCGCACAAAGACAACCCGTGGAGGTGAGAACGTGTCTTTGCTTGATGATTTTGCACGCACCTGCGTGCTGATGGAAAAAAAGCGTGTGCCAGATGGAGCAGGCGGCTACATGGTGCAATGGGAAGAAGGGGCGGAGTTCACTAACTATCAGGCGCTGGACACCTCCATGGAGGCCAGAATCGCGGAAAAGCAGGGTGTCACAAGCCTATATTCCGCGCTGGTGGACAAGGATTTCCCCATCGAGTACAACGATGTGTTCAAAGACACGGAGACCGGCCAGACCTACCGTGTGACCTCCAACCCGGAGGAAAAGCCTGCTCCTAAATCGTCCACGCTGCCTCTGAAATACTTCACGGCGGAGAAATGGGGCCTGACCACATGACCAAGAACAAAGCCCTTTATGCCTGGTTCAACGAGGGGGAAATCCCGTTTTACCGTGCGTCCTCTGTTCCGGACGATGTGATCATGCCCTATGGCACATACGAGTATATCGAGTCCGCATTTGACGCCGGAGAAGTTGGCCTGACTGCCAATCTGTTCTTTCGGACGGAGAGTGAGGCGATACCGGACGAGGCAGCACAAGAGCTGTCCAAGCGCATCGGATACGGCGGCGTGACAATCCCTTGCGATGAAGGTTATATCTGGCTGAAACGCGGTTCTCCGTTTGCACAAAGCGTTGTTTACGAAGAAGATCCGGCCATTAAGCGCCGGTACATCAACATTACCGCTGAATATCTGACATTCAGCTGAAAGGAGGCCCAAAATGGGCAAATTTACTGTCATCCCGCAGAGCACATTTGAGGAACTGCAGATGGACGCCGGTGTAATTCTAACAAGTTTTGATCCGTCCACACCGGACGCACCGTCTGATGAAGACATTGTGTGCGCTACTACCGGCGGTATCAATATTTCGTGTGTTCCCACTTACTCCGATATGGGCGAGGATGTGGACAACTGCCCCGTGAACATGATGGAACTGAAGCACCTGGACTCTTGGGAATGCACTATGAGTTTTACGGCGCTTGGCACGTCCCCGGAAGCAATCAAACTGGCCCTCGGAGCGGCGGACATCGGCTCTCCCGATACCACAAAAGTTACTCCACGCCGGGATCTGCTGCAGACCGATTTCAAGGATATCTGGTGGGTTGGTGACCGGGCAGACGGCGGCATGGTTGCTGTTTGCCTGAAAAACGCTCTTTCCACCGGCGGATTTTCGCTCCAGACCACCAAAAATGGCAAGGGCCAGGTCTCTGTGGAGCTGACCGGCCATGTGTCCATGGACGCACAGGACACCATGCCTATGGAATTTTACTCTGCAGCACCGGAGGAAAGCGCCTGATGAGACTGTCTGATATCAAGGGCGAGCGGACATTGGACGTGATCGCCGACATTATCGATCCGATAGCCAACATTGCAGAAGACGAAGTGGCATCGGAGCTGTTCAAACGGGAGAAGCTCCCAGAGGGCATGACGGCCAATAAATTCCTGTTGCAGAGGGCAAGAAAGGCCGCTCCTGCCCTCCTGAAGGGCCACAAGGGCGACATTATCTCCATCTTGTCCACCATCGAAGGGACCACTCCAGAGGCATACACAGGCACGCTAAACCTCGTCAAGCTCATCAAGGACACGATTGATCTGATGACCGACGAAGCATTTACGACGCTTTTTATCTCGGCGCAGAGCGGGGATTTCTCTGGCTCTGCGCGGGAGAGTACCGAGGCCGGAGTGTAAAAGCATTTTCCAGGTATGTCTTTGCACGGTTTGAACAAGACGCAAGAGAAAAGGCGTACCGGGTCTATGTAACTGACGTGCTGAAAATCCTTGCGGAGAATACTGCAAAATACTCCGGCGGCAGTTATATGAAGATCAGGTATTACGACCTTATTCGACCGAAGCCGGAGGAAAACCGCACCCCGGAAGAGATCATCGGGAACATGAAAGAAAAAATCGCACGGATAGGGGGTGGAGACGCTGAACCTGTTTGAATTATTTGCCCGGATTATTCTGGATACAAGTGATTATGATGATAACCTAGACGAAGCCAGCAGAAATACAGAGTCGTTTGCTGACAAACTGAAAAACGGCCTGTCTACGGCAGCAAAGGTAGGCGCAGCGGCTTTGACTGCGGCTGCTTCTGGAGTAGCGGCACTCACAAAATCCTCTATTGACCAGTATGCGGAGTATGAGCAGCTTGTGGGCGGCGTAGATACTCTGTTTAAGGATGCGTCCGATACGATCCAGCAATATGCGTCGAACGCATATAAAACTGCTGGCGTATCTGCAAACACATACATGGAGCAGGCGACAGCGTTTTCCGCCTCTCTGATCCAATCTCTGGGCGGGGATACACAGGCGGCGGCTGAGTACGCCAATCAGGCCATCATGGATATGTCTGACAATGCTAACAAGATGGGCACGGACATTGAGAGCATCCAGCAGACTTACCAATCCCTCATGCGCGGAAACTACGCTATGCTGGACAACCTGAAACTGGGGTACGGTGGCACAAAGTCCGAACTGGAACGCCTGGTTGCGGATGCAGAGGAATTGACCGGACAGGCATTAGACCCATCTAAATTCTCCGATGTGATTACTGCTATCCATGCGGTGCAAGAGAACATGGGAATCACTGGCACTACTGCTAAAGAGGCCGCAACAACCATTGAAGGCTCTGTCGGGATGATGAGAGCAGCGTGGGATAATCTGCTTGTCGGCATTGCAAATGATAACGGAGACCTAGGAAGCCTTACATATGAATTTGCGGACACTGTCGAAACTGCGCTAAGTAATATTCTTCCAAGAGTAAAAATAATTTTGGGCGGAATTGGGCAAGTTATTGCAGATATGGGCACAATAATTGCTCAGACGCTTCCTGAAATGATTTCCACAGTTTTACCATCGCTTATCAGCGCCGGGGCGCAGCTTCTTGTGGGTCTGGTGGCGGGCATTATCAGCGCTCTTCCCCAACTGGCGGCGTCTGTTCCGGAAATTGTTTCTGCCCTATACACAAGCATTGTTTCCGCTGGGCCGCAGTTGGCAACAGCAGGCACACAGCTGCTCTCTATGTTCACAAGTGGAATCGAAACCGGAATTCCGGATTTAATTTCCAGATTGCCGCAGATCATAGAAGGAATCCTGAATTTCATTGCAGAAAATCTCCCATCTATCTTGGACATGGGCGTTCAGATTTTGACTTCTCTGCAAGATGGAATTATAAACTCCATTTCGTCTCTTGTTTCGTCTCTGCCGCAGGTTATCTCCGCCATTACTGGGTTTATAGCAGATAATCTCCCAGCCATTGTGAACGCCGGAATTAGCGTGCTTGTAAACCTTGCATCCGGCATTGTATCTGCTATCCCACAGTTGGTTGCTGTATTGCCACAGATTATCTCTGCCATTGTGAACGGTATTGGAAATCTAATGGGAAGTATTGTAGATATCGGTGAAAACATTGTGCAGGGAATTTGGGAAGGCATCCAGAACATGGCAACCTGGATTAAAAACAAAGTAACAGGATTTTTCTCCGGGATTGTCGATGGAGTAAAGGGATTGCTTGGCATCCACTCCCCGTCCACGGTCTTTGCAGACATGGGCAAAAACATGGCCCTTGGACTAGGGGATGGCTGGGACAATGAGTATAGTCATATTCGGCGCGACATTGAGAATGGCTTGAATTTCGGAACCGCTAATGTTGACTACTCCTCTTCCATGTTGGGCCGGTCGCAGTCTGGATTATCCAATGCATTTAATAACATAGCGGCCACAATGGGTCAGAACTTTACAATCACGGTGCAGTCGGTCCTTGACGGTAAAGTTATCGGCGAAACTGCTTATCAGTATAGCCGCAATAAACAGCGGGCTTACGGAACGTAGGTGATGATATGAATGTTACATTCAAAATCGGGACTCTGGACTTATCCTCCAAGCTATCCACCTATAAAGTGACGTGGGAGGTTTCCTACCAGAAGATCATTACAACACTTGACAATGTGGAGCATCCATTTTCTGCACCGAAAAGAGCAATCGTGGATTTCTCTCTTTTGCCCCTTGACGATGACTTGGCCTCGTCTGTTTACGATGCGCTGGCAGAACAGACACAGACGGTTACTTTTACCGACCCATATAGTGCAGCAGATATTACAAGGTCTATGCGCATCACCAACAACCTTGAGGCGGAGTTTGGCCTGAAATCCGTGAACGGAAAGCGGTACTACAAGGGCGGAGAAATCCAAATGAGGGCAAACTGATGCAGCTTACAAGCGATCTCTATAAAGAAATACTATCCAACCCGAACCACTATAAGGAAACCAAACTGAACATTGCAGGGGTGGAGTATGGACAGGAAAACATTGTCTCTGTCCGGACATCCGGTGGACTTTTTACTGCTCCCGGAATCGGAAATTGCGCCGCCCGGCAGATTGACCTTGAAATACTACCGACCGGAGCTATCCCGAGACAGGCTCAAATAAAAGTTTTTGTTCGGTTGGCCTTGGGGGAACAGCGGTCCGAATGGTTGGAAAAAGGCGTATTTTTTATCTCCACTAGGACGAAAGACAAGCGAACGGGAAGCCTGACTATTACTGGATATGACGCTATGTTGAAAGCAGAGTCGGTATGGCTCAACTCCGATTATGATACTGAAAACTGGCCCATGTCACAGCAGGAAGCGGCAGAAGATATTGCCTACCGGATGGGGGTAGAGGTAGACCCTAGAACGGTTCTGACAACATCATTCCCTGTGGATTATCCCGTGGACGAAAACGGTGACTTGACCATGCGGGAGGTACTGGGCTATATCGCCGTATCCAACGCCGGGAATTGGATTATCACCGATGAAGGGAAATTGCTGCTAGTGAAGTATGGCGACATTCCTCCAGAAACGTATTATCTGGTTGAGGAAAACGGCTTTGCAATCACGTTTGGGGGTGACAGAATCCTTGTCTGACAAATTTTTTTTGGGGCCCCACGTCGGGGAGCTAGAGACAGGAGACATACCCGCCAACATCAGCAGAGTCAACTTGTCCGTAGACAGCGACCATTACTATACCGCTGGAGACGATACCGGCCGGGCTATCGAAGTAACCTGCCCATGGGGCACGCAGGAGATGGCGAACAGTATCCTGGCCGCTATCAGCGGGAAAACATATCAGCCTTATACAGCGACGGATGCACTTTTGGACCCTGCAGCAGAAATCGGGGACGCGGTGACGGTAGGCGGATATTATTCGGTAATCGCCTCTATCAACAACTTATTTGACCGAGCCTGCGCTCCAACCATTTCCGCCCCTGAATCGGACGAAATTGACGATGAATACCCTTATGAATCCAAAGAACGCCGTGAAACAAACCGACAGCTCGCCCAAACCCACTCCCTAATCACCAAAACCGCCGAAGAAATCCGCCTGGAAGTCGCAAATGAGATCGACGGGTTGTCTGCATCTATCAGTGTCCAGCTTGACAGTATTACCAGCACTGTACAGGGACTTGGAAATCAGGTATCTCAGATTCAGCAGACAGTCAACTCTATTACGCTTGACGTCACAAACGGAACCGCATCGTCTCAAATCCGGTTAGAAATCAATGGAATCACAGTCGCGTCTCAGACTATCAGGTTCACAGGAGATGTAGTGTTTGAATCCGATCTTTCAGATGGGACAACCCTAATTTCTGGGGGTTGTATTCGAACTGGTGAAATTAGTGCCAACTATATCCATTTGGGCGGAAAAATGGACGTGTACCGGACAGCCAGTGGAAGTTCATTTGGCGGATATATTGGATATATGTCTGGCATGACAGCATCCGGCAGCTCAACGGCGGGAATCGCCATTGCCAGCAGCAACGAGGCGGCAGTGGTGATCTGCACCACCAACGGCGCCCGGATGGGATACGACGGCGTTTCCACGGTGGTGTGCACCAGTACGCAGGTCTCCATCACCGGGGACACGGTATTCATCAATGGGGAGCCGGCCACAACCTCCGACGCGCGGCTGAAAACAGAAAAGCAATATGACGTGGAGAAATACCTGGGTGTATTTGACCGGCTGAAGCCCTGCACCTTTGTCTATGATGGGCACAAACGCCGCCACTTTGGCCTGATCGCCCAGGAAGTGCAGGAGGCCCTGGCGGACGAAGGTATCCCGGAGAGCGACTTCGCGGCGCTCTGCACGGAACTACCCAGCGAGGAGCATCCGGACGGCCTGTACACCCTGCGATATGGAGAAATCCAGATTATGGCGATTGCCAAAATTCAGCAGCTCGAAAAAAAGATTAAAGATTTGGAGGGAAAATTGAATGGCCGATTTGACTAAAATCCATGAAGAGGCATCCAGTGCCTATGCAATCTTGTCCTCACTGACTGTTAGCGGAGACGCCGTGGATGCCATTGCAGCTATTAGAGCTAAACTGCGCCGCGTGGTGGAACTATCCGCTCCGGAGGAAACGGAGAAGAAGCATGGCTGACAAAACGATAGGTTCTCTTCCCGTAGCTTCCCAACTTGATAATGATAGCCTGCTAGTTGTAGAGCAACAATCACAGGCGCGTAGTATCAAGGGAGAGCTAATCAAAAAGTTTGCGCAAGCTGCGGCTGCAGAGTCAGTTTCGGCGGCTCAAAAAGCGGCAGAAGAAGCGCAGCTTGCAAAACAGGGAGCTGACGTAGCCAAAGAAGCGGCAGAGGAAGCAAGGACAGGCGCGGAAAACGCGAAAGATGCCGCTGAGACCGCCAAAAACGCCATTGAGAATATGACCGTATCGGCAGAAACTCTACCGCCTGAAAGCAACGCCACAGCCACCAAAACAGCGGTTGCAGAATCTTTCCACATTGCTTTCGGGATTCCGCGAGGCAAACAGGGGGAGCCTGGACCACAAGGCCAGCAGGGAATTCAGGGTCCGCCCGGCCCTCAAGGCCCCAGCGGCGTAGCTGTTGCGGCTGAAGGGCAATATGCTTTCAACATAGACGAAAATGGGCATTTGATCTTGTACTATACCGGAGATTCCGCGCCCGACTTTGAGATTGGAGAGGACGGGCATCTCTACCTAAATATTGCTTAAAGGAGGGCTGTATCATGCCGCAGATTGATTTGGGCCAGGTTGTAGGCCCACAGGGAGCACAAGGGGAACCTGGACCGCAGGGCGCACAGGGTATCCAAGGGCCTGCTGGACCAGCAGCTACTATTAATGGTGTCAATGCATTAACCATTGAAGCAGGAGACAATATCGAGTTGTCTCAAAGTGGCTCCACAACTACATTATCAGTCCCGACGGATGCTGTACCAACAGAAGACAGTACAAAACCTGTCCAGTCTGGAGGTGTACTGGCGGCTTTGTCCAATAAGGCACCCGCGGGGTTTGGCTTTGGGGATGCGGTGCAGAGCATTGAAACCACCAGCGCGGAGGAATCCTATGAGACATACTGCGCCAAGGTAGACGCTGTACTGGACGCGATGCCTGACAAGACCGCAAAACTGGTGCGGGCCTATCCGCCGGCAGTGTACGGCAATGCAGGTACTACGATATCGCTCTTATACAAGAGCGATGCGAACTACGCGGTCCTATCTAATATCGGTAGTGCGGACGCGGGGCTGTGCGGATGGCGGATGTTCAAGCAACGGTATCCCTCATCGTCGAGTCCAGCAGTTTGGATGCCGTTTGAATGGGAACATCCGCCCATGCGAACCGGCATCGAGTACCGCACCACTGAGCGCCACAATAACAAACCAGTCTACAAGAAAGCCGTAAATACCGGGGCTCTCTCTGCGGGAACATCCAAGTCTGTAGCGCATGGAGTACAAGACATTGGGCTACGGTTATCCGCACTGTACGGATTAAACAACGATGGAGATAATCTGGTTGGCAATCCGGGTATCACTGGTATTTTAGTTGACGGATCGAACATCACCATAACGACAGCGGCGGGATTCAGCACGAGCAATTCCTGGGTTGTTATCGCCTACACCAAAACTACGGATTAGGAGGGCACATGAAGATCATCAAATATCAGTTGGAAACAGAGATCAACTATGGCACTCCCGAGGAGCCGGACATTGAGACGCTACTTTCTCCTGTTACTGTGACCTATACGGAGGAAGCCTATGCTATCGCCCAGGATGAAGCCTATCAAGGGCAGATTACCGTGGAGGATGATGGAGTCCCTGTGCCGCCTCCCACAGCTCAGGAACAACTGCGGGCAGATGTGGATTTCTTGGCAGCTATGCAGGGGGTGGCGTTGTGACAGTGTATGATATGGCGAGGGCCTACTATCCCCGCCTTTGGGACGATGGCCGTTTGGATCAGCTGGTAGCCGCCGGGCGGCTGTCTGCCGAGGAAGCCACACAAATCAGGGCTGATTTGCAAGCTCCGGCATCTGCGGCCAAGTAATGGCACTGGGAAAACGCTCCTGTTGGGGCACATCCCGCAGGGCCTGCCGGTATGTTTTGACCGCCTCCAGCGACTGCGCGTCCAACGGGGAATCCGGCAGTACCGCCCAGTCCGTGGCCGCCAATAGCCGGTCACGCCGCGCCCGGATTTCGTCCGTGGTATCCGCCACCTCCTCCACGGTGACCTCACCCTGCCATGCCTCAGACAAGGCCAGCTGGTAGTCGGCCTCCGTGGCGTAAGGCATGGAGACGTCGGATAGTACGGTTTCCATCATCGGCTTCTCCGGCGTTCCGTGGTTGGTCTCCGTAGCCAGCTTATATTTCAGGATCTTCATGCGCTCCTCCTCAATCGGTTGTTTTTGTGTAACGCAAAACCAGATATACATAGTTTGCGGACACATCCGTATTTGTCGTGATTCGGATATTGGAGGCATTGATCTGAATATTATCAACCCCAGAGGCTTCGATCAAATTAGCGCCTCCCATCATCCCTGTGTATGAGACGAGCTGGCTGAAATTCTCTATCCCATGAGAGACGTCTTTGTATGTGGCATTCGGTGCTTGGCCGAAACTAATTGCTTTGGCATACACAGGTTTGCTGTTGTATTGCTCCACGGTGCGGTACTCGACGCCCAACTGCATGGGGGGATTTACGTATTCCCACGGAGTCCACACACCATCTACAGCATATCTGACAAAATGATCCGGTTGACCTAATGCGTTCCAAGCGTCTTGGCGGATCATGCCACCCGCCCCAGTGCGGGATGATACGAGTAGCCAGCCATAAAAGTTGGATGAAGGTCCATTTGATGAGCCTGCGCAACTATACCAGCCCGAGAGCACAGCTTGATTGAGGTCAGTCACAGGAGCTGCTGCGGCCCCCAGCCCATATCCAGCGGGCGCCTTATTAGACTAAGACACCCTCCTGCTATACTGGTGCGGGAGGTGTTGCGTATGGATGCAAAGACGGAGCTGGAGCGGAAGCTGGTAGGACTGGCCCCCGGTATGGAGGCGGAGATCAGACAGGTCCTGGAGGCGTACCGGATCACCTGGGCGGAGACAGGCGGCGCCCTGGCGCTCCGTGAACGGATCGAGTCATTCCTGGCGGCGAAGCGGATCGACGGCCTGTCCCAGAAAACCCTGAAAGACTATGGCCTCGTGCTGCGGTCTTTTGCGCGGTATGCGGACAAACCACCGGAGGAGATCACCGCCGACGATGTCCGGCGGTATCTGGCCGGACTGTCGGAGCGGGGGCTGAAGGATGGGAGCATCGTCACCCACGCCAACACGCTGCGGAGCTTTTTCGCATGGCTGGAGCTGGAAGACGTGATCGGGAAAAGCCCCATGCGGAGGATCAGGAGCCGGAGCGTGGACCGGACGGCGTCCCGCCGCCCCCTGACAGATGAGGAACTTCACCGGTTGCGGAAAGGCTGCCGGAACATCCGGGACCAGGCACTGGTAGAATTCCTGTCCTCCAGCGGCTGCCGGTTGAGCGAGGCGGCAGGGATTCGTGCGGAGCAGGTGGATTGGAAGCAGAGGAGTGTACGCGTGCTGGGGAAAGGGCGGAAAATTCGGACGGTGTTCTTCTCCTTCCGGGCCGGACAGCTTCTGCGGGAATACCTGAGTCAGCGGGAGGGCGGAGACGCGCTCTTCGCGGCGGTCAGAGCGCCATGGAGCCCTTTGACGCCGGGAGGCATTGAGAAAGCCCTGGCACGAATCGGGCAGCGGGCCGGGCTGGAACGGCGGGTCCACCCCCATATCCTGCGGCATACCTTTGCTACGCAGGCGCTGCAGGGTGGGATGCCGCTGCCGGTGATTCAGCAGCTCCTGGGGCATGAGGACCCCAAAACCACCATGATCTACGCCGCGATTCTGCCGGAGGCGGCGCGGCGGGCATATAGGAAAACATTTGACCGAAAGGAGAACGACCATGAATGAAACGACTGTGACCACGGTAAAGGCCGCCATCGCGGCGGCGGTGGCTACCATGACGGCCCTGTGGGGCTGGTTCGGGTGGCTGGTGATCGCCTGGGTGCTGCTGATGCTGGCGGATTGGCTGATCGGCAGCGCGGCGGCAGCCAAGGAGGGGCGCTGGTCCAGCGCCAAGATGCGGGAGGGCGCCTGGCACAAAGGCGGGATGATCCTGGTGGTGTGCATCGCCCTGGTGGCGGACTGGCTGATCGGGAGCATCCTGGGGCATATCCCGGCGGTGTCCCTGCCATTTACATATTCTGTTTTGCTAGGGCCGCTGGTGATCGTCTGGTACATCATCGGAGAGCTGGGTTCCCTGGCGGAGCACGCCGTTACCTTTGGGGCACCTGTCCCCTCCTGGCTGCGGAACATTTTGGAGATCGGCAAAAATGCCGTGGACGCCGCCGGGGAGAGCATCGCCGGCGAGGGCGGCGGAGACGATCCGAAGGAAAGCGAAAACACCAAAAACGAATAGGCATCAAGCCGCTGTGCGGTTGATATTAAATTTTGAAAAGGAGATTTTGAACATGAAGACTGTGGAAGAAGTGCTGCAGAAGTACACCCTGGGCGAGGCCGGTAAGGACGAGACCAACGACGGTCTGAAGGAATTGGGCTCTCCCCTGCGCCTGAACCCTGACCGGAATGTGATTACCCCGGAGGAGCTGGCGGAGACCCGTGTGGGCGAGACCCCTGCTGAGGCCAACGGATGGGGCATTCTGGACCACGGCGTGGGCAGCCTGGAAAAGGTCCATGTGGTGAACGGCCGCACGGTGGACGTGGACATGGGACATGAGGCCGCCTATGTCTACATCGCCGGGCGCAAGTACCGCCTGCGGAGCGATGTGCTGACGGAGGAAGACTGATGAAGACATACATCGGGACCAAGATCATCCAGGCGGAGCCGGCGTTCCGGATCGATGGGGAGATTTATCCTGAGAGCGGTCCGGTCCCAAGAAGCATGAACCGCGAGGAAGGCTACCGGGTCCATTACCCGGACGGATACGAGAGCTGGAGTCCCAAGGGCGTGTTCGAGCAGGCCCATCTGCCCATGACCGTCAATCCCGACCTGCGGACGGACGCTCCCAGCATCAGTCAGCAGATGGTGGATGATTTCATCCTGGAGACCTGGACGCAGACCATGGGAGACAAAACCACGGTTGTGCGTGCCATGCTGCGGAACGGGTTTGAGATCATGGAGAGTTCTGCGTGCGTCAGCGCGGAGAACTACGACGAAAAACTGGGCCGGGAAATCTGCCTGGGCAAGATCAAGGACAAGGTCTGGTTCCTGCTGGGCTTCCTGCTGCAGACCGCGGTACATGGCGTGAAGAAGGCGAAAACGGAGGCAGGCAGGCCGGCCTACGCCATGACCTTCGGCATGGCTATTGAGGCGGCCAAGAAGGGCAAACGCATTGCCCGGAAGGGCTGGAACGGAAAAGGCCAGTATGTGGAGCTGGCAAAGGCCATCAGTTACAAAAGCCCCACCGGCGCGGTGGTGAATGCGGAGCACGACGCCATTGGGAACCAGGCGCTGGCCTTCGTGGGCACCTCCGGCGTACAGATGGGCTGGCTGGCCTCCCAGGCAGATATGCTGGCGGACGACTGGGAGATCGTGGAGGGCTGATATGGTCCATATTGAGAGGACGCCGCTGAAGAAGATCCTGCGGGCAGTGGTCTACCGGAACACGAAGAAGCTGCCGCTCTCGGAGATCGTGGAGCGGGAGAAGCCGGACCTTGCCATGACGGGGGTGTTTTACAGCCCCGCCAAATGGGCGCCGGTGTGCCCGGTGAAGGCGGACGGGACCGTCCTGTTTGCGGATCAGCAGGACAGCTACTGGGCCCTGGGCTGGGACGTGGGAGCCGATGTGCTCCCCATCCTGGTCCCTCCTGGCGGGGAAAGCGACTGCCGGAACTACGTGGCAAACTGCCTGCTGGTCCGGGCGGGACGGCCCCAGCAGAAGTTGTACTACAACGATGACGTGGGCGGCCGGCGGGGCCGGGTGGCCGTGGGGCTGACGAAGGATACCTGGATCACCTACGGGGCCTCTGACGGCTCTAGCGGCGCCATGACGCCGGAGGACCTGCGGGACTACATGGTGGGCCAGGGCTGTCAATTCGCCGTGATGATGGACGGCGGAGGCAAGGTCAATCTGTATGTGAAGAGCGAGAACGTCCTGATCCAGGGCAAGGACCCCAGCCAGAACCTGATCCTGCTGTACCTGGACGACGGAGAAACGGAGGAAGCACCTGTGAGCGAGAAAAAGACGGTTTGCCTGGACCCGGGCCACGACGCAAGCAACCTGGCCAACAAGAGCCCGGACGGCACCTACTATGAGCACGAGTTCGCCCTGGACATGGGGAACCGGATCAAGGCCATCCTGGAGCGGTACGGTGTGGCCGTGACGATGACCCGCACCGGCGGCGAGGCGGTGAGCCTGGCCCAGCGGTGCAAGATCGCCAACAACATCCGGGGGCTGGACCTGTTTGTGAGCCTGCACTCCAATGCGGCGGCGGGCAGCGGCTGGTCCTCCGCCTCCGGGTGGAGCGCCTATGTGTTCAGCAAGACCAGCGGCGGATATACCGCGGCGCAGAGCATCCTGGAGGCGGTGAGGGCAGCGGGGATCGCGGTGCGGTCCACCCCCATCGTGGAAGCCCCGTCCCTCTACGTGCTGAAAGGGACGGTGGCGCCGGCGGTGCTGATCGAGCACGGCTTCCACACCAACGAGGGCGACGTGAAAAACCTGCGGAACAGCAGCTACCGGCAAAGATTGGCGGAGGCAGAGGCCCGCGGCATCCTGGACTACCTGGGTATTGCCTGGGAGGAAGAGGACGCACCGGAGCCGGCAGAGCCGACGGAGGCTGAAAAAGCGGTGGAGTGGATCACCAGTGAGGGCATTATGCTGGGCAACAGCGCCGGGGACCTGATGCTGGATCAGGGCATGACCCGCAAACAGTTCGCCGTCATGCTGTACCGGTATCACAAAAAATTCCATCCAACATAAACGGACGAGGGGCCGGCCGGTGCGGCCGGCCCCGTTTCTTACAGGAGGCGAGACGACGTGCCATCCAACTGGCTGTACATCGACAGCAACTTCCCCACGTTCACCGGGGAGGAGAGCCTGAAAGAGCAGGTCACCACAATCCAAAACTACATGTATATGCTGGTGGAGCAGCTGCGGTACACCCTGCACAACTTGGATCTCTCCAACATGAACGAGGCGGCGGTGGACGACTGGGAGAACGCCATCACCGAGCCCATCTACATCCATCTGGAGGACAGCGACGAGCGGATTACCCAGCTTGCCATCACGGCGGCGGGACTGTCTGCCCGGATGGAGGACGCGGAGGGGAACATCACCACCCTGCAGGCCACAGCCACAGGGCTGGCCGCGCAGATCACAGACGCCGAGGGAGACATCGCGGCCCTGCAGGTGGCGGCCGACGGCCTCTCCAGCACGGTTGCCAACCAGGCAGGGCAGATCAGCAGCCTGCAGCAGACGGTGGGCAGCTTCTCCCTTTCTGTGAGCAATGGGGAGAGCAGCTCCACCATCTACCTGTCCGCAAACGGGGCCGTGATCGACTCCGCCCGGGTGACATTCACCGGAATGGTTCTGTTCGCGGATCTGGAGACCTCCGGCGCCACAGTCATCAACGGCGACAACATCACCACGGGGACCATCTTCGCGGACATCATCCACCTGGGCGGACAGATGGACGTATACCGGACGGCCAGCGGGTTCTCCCTGGGCGGTTATATCGGATACATGTCCGGCATGACGGCTTCGGGGAGTTCCACGGCGGGCATCGCCATTGCCAGCAGCAACGAGGCGGCAGTGGTGATCTGCACCACCAACGGCGCCCGGATGGGATACGACGGCGTTTCCACGGTGGTGTGCACCAGTACGCAGGTCTCCATCACCGGGGACACGGTATTCATCAATGGGGAGCCGGCCACAACCTCCGATGCGCGGCTGAAGACGGAGAGGCAGTACGATGTGGAGAAATACCTGGGCGTGTTTGACCGGCTGAAGCCCTGCACCTTTGTCTATGACGGGCACAAGCGACGCCACCTGGGCCTGATCGCCCAGGAGGTGCAGGAGGCCCTGGCGGACGAGGGTATCCCGGAGAGCGACTTCGCGGCCCTGTGCACAGAGCCGCCCGGCGAGGAACGGCCGGACGGCCTCTATACCCTGCGCTATGGAGAGATTCAGATTATGGCGATTGCCAAAATCCAGCAGATGGCGGCGGAGATAGCAAAACTGAAAGAACAAGTGGCGGCCCTGTCGGCCGGGAAGGAGTAAGACATGAAGATAACGCTGATGGAGGCCGTCATGGCCAACCTGGCGGCGGAGGAGGTCGGGCGGCAGGCCGTCCCCTACTCCCTGGCTCTGGCCCTGATGAAGGTCAAACAGGCCACGGCGGCGGAAGCGGAGACCTTCGCGGCGGAGGAGCGGAAGCTGGTGGAGAAGTTCGCAGCCAAGGACGAGGACGGAAACATCCGCGTGGCCCAGGGGCGATTCACCTTCCGCGCCCCCGGAGAGCGGGGAGAATACGAGGAGCAGCACCGACAGCTTGCCGAGACGCCGGCAGAGATCCGTTTTACGAAGCTGCGGGCGCCGGCGCCGGACACGATCTCCGTAAAATCACTGGAGGTCCTATCCCGATTCATCGACTTCCGAGGAGGTGACAGAAAGTGAGACTGCCGCAGGTATCCTATGCCGACGGGATCAAGACCGCCAAACAGGACGAGTTCGCCGGCCTGAACCACAACCTGGGCGCCAAGGACGGGGAGCTGTGGGATATGCGAAACCTGTGCAGCGACTACTCTCCCCTGCTGGCGACCAGGTAGCGGCGGATGCTGTACAAGACGCTGCAGGACCCCGGCGGTCTGTTCTGCTGGGACAAGCTGTGCTGGGTGGACGGGACCACGTTCTACTATGATGGTGTGGCCAAGGGGACTGTGACAGCCGGCCGGAAGACCTTCACCGCCCTGGGAGCCTACATCGTGATCTTCCCGGACAAGGCATACTACAACACGGCGGCGGACGAGTTCGGCAATCTGGAGGCCACCTGGACCGGTGCCTCCCTCACCTTCACCAACGGGAAACTGTATGAAGAGGACGCGGAGGCCAACTGCATCCAGGCGGAGGGCGTCAACTGGGAGGACTACTTCAAGGCTGGGGACGCCGTGACCATCGCGGGATGCACGAAGCACACAGAGAACAACAAAACCCCGGTGATCCGGGAGATCGACGGGGACAAGCTGTACTTCTACGAATACATCTTCACCCTGGATGGCGAGGACGGTGTGACGCCCTACACCGAAACCGGGGAGCTTTCGGTCTCCCGGACAGTGCCGGACCTGCTGTTCGTCTGCGAGAACGAGAACCGCCTGTGGGGCTGCGACAAGACCACCATTTACGCCTCCAAGCTGGGGGACATCTTCAACTGGAATGTGTACGAGGGACTGGCGACGGACAGCTATTCCGTAGACACCGGCAGCGCCGGCAGCTTCACGGCATGTATCTCCTTTCTGGGGTATCCCATCTTCTTCAAGGAGGACCACATCTACAAGGTGTACGGCTCCATCCCAACCAATTTTGAAGTGATGGGCAGCGCCACCCTGGGCGTGGCGGCCGGCAGTGACCGGAGCCTGGCGATTGCCGGAGAGATTCTGTTCTACCACTCCCGGGCGGGGATCATGGCCTACTCCGGGGGCATCCCCCAGCCGGTGGGGGCGGCGTTTGGAGTGGAGCGGTTCGAGGACGCCGTGGGCGGGTCCGATGGGCTCAAATACTACGTCTCCATGGCCGGGAAGGACGGCGCCTATCTCCTGTATGTCTACGACACCCAGCGGGGGGCGTGGCACATCGAGGACGCCACCCAGTCCACACACTTTGCCCGCTGCGCCGGAAATCTCTATCTGCTGGACGAGGGCGGGAACATTTGGATCACCGGGAACATCCAGAATCCGCCGGAAGAGGCAACAATGGAGGATGCCTTTGACTGGATGGCGGAGTTTGCCGACTGGTGCGAGGACAGTCCAAACAAGAAGGGCGTCTCCAAGCTCCTGCTGCGGCTGGAGGTGGACGAGGGCGCGGAAGTGCAGCTCTTCATCATGTTCGATTCGACGGGCGAATGGATCGCGGTAAACGGGACGCTGGAGGGCGGTGTGAAACGAAGCTACACCCTCCCCATCGTGCCGCGGCGCGGGGACCATTACCGGATCAAACTGGAAGGGCACGGCGGCTGCCGGGTATATTCTCTGGCACGGGAGTATTACGACGGGAGCAGCCTGAAATCTCTACCGGGAAGACAGTGAGGAGGAAAGATCATGCCGAATTTCACCTATGACGGATTTCTGACAGCGGCCAGCAACGCCGGCCTGCTGGGGGAGTTCTCTCAGGCGGACCTGGACACGGCCAGAAAATACCCGGAGTTCGGATACTCCATCCTGGGGCTGAAACAGGACATCCACAAGGCGACCACGCCGGAGGCAAAGCTGCTGGCCAACGAGGCGGCCAACCAGCTCCGGTCCAGCTACGGCGGGTACACCGGCGGAAAATACGGTGCGGACTACATCTCGGACGGGAAGATCCCGAACCAGATCGACAGCGTGCTGGACAAGATCAACGGCTTCGGGAGCTTCACCTTTGACCAGGAGCGCCCCAGCTATGAGAACCAGTATGCGGAACAGCAGCAGGCGCTGCTGGACGCCATCATCAACCGGCCGGATTTTTCCTGGTCCAAGGAGGACGATCCCCAGTGGCACAGCTACCGCAAGAGCTACCTGCGGGAGGGCGACCGGGCCACGGCGGACGCACTGGGCCAGGCGGCGGCCGCCAGCG